TTATACGTTGAGTTCAAACTTTATATCTTCATTACCACCGAGAAGTTCTTTTGTAGGTTCTATATTGTTTTTGTATATATGGACATTAGCAAGATTGAGCGTTATAGATTTCAACGGAAGATTTATTTGCCTTGACATCAGATATAGATGATAGATATCTGCAGGCAGACCTAAATTAGCGTCAGAACTGCGCTGAAAGGCTGATATAACAAGTTCACCTTCATCTATTTGGAACTGTACAAGGCTAAGACAGGGTGCTTGATTAGTTTCTGCACCAGTCTCGCCTAAGAACAACACATAATTTTTGCTGCTACGCTTTTCACGATTTATCTTCTCTATTAGTGGAGGCAATTTCTCCAGATATGTAGGATAACTATTGACAAGGATTGAACCACAATAATTCCACCAAGCAATACCTGCCTTACGATATTTCTCAATCTGCCTTTCACCCTGCATGAACAGTTGTAGCTCCTCCTTTAGCTTCCTACGTGCTATACCGTGAGTTTCGAAGATGTCGAGTAAGTCTGAAGGAGTAAGTGTTAGCTGTTCGTTCAACAGATACCTAATTTCCCCTTTCTTGTTACACTGCTGTTTTCCAGCATGAATAATCCGGTCTAAAATCTTGTAGTATTTGTTCATCGTTTTATCAGCATTAGAATAGCATTTAACCAGCATTCTTATACAGCATCATATCTGTATAAGTTGAGTTATAATTCATGCGAGCATTGAATTCCACCTTAGTACACTTCTCAAATGGATTACCGATATGCTTATTTCGACCTATCCAGTCACAGAGTTCAAGTATAGACGACTTATTGCTTGTGAAGTAAACAAATGAATGTCCAGCAAGAACCGACAGTACATCGAGGTAATCTGCAAGTTTCCAATACATCTTATAAGTACCAACTTCGGTACTGAGGTAAGGAGGGTCAACCAAAAATACAACATTTGGAGTATCCTTATACTGATTAAAGACTTGTTTATAGTCTGCTGAAACAATTGTTAAACCATCCAAATAGCTATCACAAAGCGGATAATCAGTAGAGCGAATGTTGTTATACAACGTTTCCTTGTTCATGTCGTCAATATTCAGACAATACTTCATCGAAAATAAGAGAGAAGACGATATCGTGATGAAGTCCAAATAACCATAACGATCTTGATGTTTAATTAAGCACTCAAAAATCTGTTTGCGTGCTTCTCCAACAATTGGCTTATGCTTAGGCAGCTCACGAACTATCTTTCTAAGCTCTGAGAGTAATTCATTAGTCTGTGACACGTGCTTCAGACGTAGCCTATATCCATCAAAATCATTATACACGACTTTAGAATGTGGTTTCTCGGACTTTGTAATATGCGACAATAAGCCACTGCCTCCGAATAAATCAACAAATGTTGTTCCGTCTGGGAACTGTTCTAACACCTTCTTAAATTCTTTTGCAAACATCCGCTTTTGTCCAACGAATGGAAGCGGAGCTGAATAATATTTTTTCTTCATAATGATGCAAAGGTCGTGAGTTTTTCTTTCACAAGCATAAACGTATATACTGATTACACTGCAAACAAATTGCAGTCTGTTTGAAATCGCTTAATAAGAGCATAAACTTTACGCTCGCTAATAGCATATTTCACAGCAAGAGCCGCTACTATGTAAGACACTTTCTCACGCTTTGACAACATCCGTCTATATTCTGTATATAAATCTATATAGTTTGTGTCATCCAATCTAACTCCAGCAATATGGAGGTTTCTTAATAGTTCCCTGTTAATTTTTACAATCTCAATTATCTTCATATCTAATAAATTTCGTAAATTTGCAAAGCCAATCACTTTTATTATACAATAAAACGCCACAAGGGCGAGCGAGGATATTTGCCCCCGGTCGCGCTCTTGTGGCGTACATTGTTTAAAAGTGATTGGCGTTGCTTATTAACAAGGCTGGGGGCTTTTTAACAACCCCTATTTTACCACTATGAAAGTTTATTATAATGTAATCTTTTCTTTTCTGACAGAGCTATCTTAATCAACACTAACAGAGGCATTAAATTAAAATCAGTTCTGCCATAGTTCTAATTATATATTTATATTCATGTCAGGGATATCAACCTTGCTAATATCCAGCTGTCTATGAATAATATCGTAAGTTGTTGTGATAGCTTGCTTGTGCAAAGTCAATCCACCTTTTGAAAGGATGAGTTCCCCTATGCCAGGAGTAATATTCTGGACCGAGAAGCGCCCCGTGTTGTCGGTTAATCCTGTAAATGTTTTTTTACCTATTGTAATGGTAATATTAACATCTTTAAGTGGTTCAGCCCCCCTTGTGACTGTTCCGCTTACTGTATGATTTAATTCATCATATTGCGAGTCATAAACTTCGGGAGAAATTGACTTCATAGCTGCTGCAATGGTCATAGCGATTCTGTAATTACCCAAATTACTATGATGAAGATGGTCGTTTTCCTTATTTCTTACATATGAGTCATAAGAGCTTAACACAGGATATGCTCCATTAAGAGAAAAGAGGTCAATTACTGGGCATCCCCATAGTCTCGCACCTTCTTTTATCTTTTCTACGATTTGATCAAGGAAGACCCCGTTTGCATTTGAATATAATTCATTTTGACCACTTTTAACATCGCCATTAACGTATAACCCCTTATGCGTAGGTGTCATTACTATTATTTGCGAGTTAGGAAAACAAACCTTGAGTACTTCAAGTGTCCAATTAACAGCTCCTTCAATGCTTCCTGCACCATTTTTAATGGGCGTGCGTTTTTTTGAGATAAAGGTTGTGTTATTTGTTATTGTCTCAGATGTCTCTGTGAACCATTTACCATTAATCGTCGCACCATGGTCGTAATTATTAACACCACCGAAGACAAAAACCGCATCATAAACAAACCCTTTACTTAACTGATAGTTGTATGCCTTAATCGCCTGCTGTGCGAAGTGTATCCATTCGGTGTTTGAGACACCATACTTCTCGTAAGTCATACCTAACTTGTCACACAAGAACTCGCAATAACGCCCATCTGCTGTTAGTGAGTCGCCGAGGAAAGCTACATGTTTTCCTTGCCATTCATTGTGTAACACACGTAGCTTTTCAGCATCCTTACTACCATTCTCATCTTTTATTTTGTCAAGAATATTAACGACCTCAGAAAAAGTGAAGGACGCATTAATACTATCCTCCTTGCTCCAAATGAGACTCTGTACGCTATTATTATTGTAATTAAAATGTAAAGTGTCTACCTTTTTACCTTGGTAGGCTCGCACAAGATTATTATGCTTGATAACTGCTATCTTCCCAGCAGGCACAACAATATTACATATTAGCGTAGCACCTTCTACTTTGAATTCAGTAATTTCCTTCTCAACTGTAACTGTATTCTCCTCTCTATCTGCGGAGCATATAAAAATGGCACTAATACCATTTGCGTCTGTTCCGTCAGAAAATGCTATCTTGGTAAGTCGCACATCTCTATCGAATGTTTTATTGTAACCAAAAGCAAATCGATTTCTCAAAGAGTTTACCTTAACTGCATCGTATACACCAAGAGTCTCTAACTTGTATATTTTGTAAGGAGATATTTTCTCGATGGCATCTTGCACATTGCTTACACCAAGCAGATTTTGTTTGTCTTCGAATCTTGTGTTCGTTGCATCTTTTTTTGAATTTTTGATAGCAGCGGTGACCGCTGCCTGCGACATAACCTTTGTTGCACTGTCTCCAAGTTCCTGCGTAATAGAAAGAGTCGTTCCACCACTGACCTTTCCCATCAGCAGCCACCCTGGCTTCTGATAAGCATAAATATTACCATTCTCAGAACTATCAGCGTGTGCATCGTCATAAATACTTACTAACTGGCCATAGCGGAGAGTCTTGCCATTAGTCCCGACTGGGTCTGTATCAGCTTCCATAGCTGGCTTAGACTGATAAACCTTTTTAATACCAAGTCCATCAGCAGACTGCTCCAATGAGGCTATGTATGCTAATGTATCCTCGTGCAGCTTACCCACCTCTTCAGGTGTGATACTATCTACTTGACTTTTCTCTTTAAGTTCCTTTGCTCGCTTGAGCAAACTGTATATTGTATCCATTATTACTTTTTATTTTGGAATGATGAAATATGTATTAATTGGACAGTTAGCAGGAGATGGAAGACTGGATGCTCCCAAGCTTCCTATGAGTTTTCCTTTTCCCGATAGCACTTGGATGTGAACAACCTGCTCCTGACCATTGTCTGAGCTTACTCCTACAACAATAGCACCAGAGACAACAGGTGGTACTGACACTCGTGTCGTAGGGTATTCGAAGATTACTCCAGGACCATCAGTCCATTCTGACTTGTCACTTCGTACATCAACCTTTATAATAGTATAGTCAGATCTCACTTTAGATTGAATTTGTCCTGAGTAACCATTCCTCAGTACCCACGGCACATCCTTATATTCTGTTTCAGACAACTTAACAACTATTGATGGAGATATAAGGTCAAAGAGCGTTTTCAATTCACTGACATTAAAGACACCTTCTGTCTTCTCAAATGTTAAGAAAGCCTCTGCAGTTTCTCTACAGGCACGTTCCTGACCATCCTCAAATGTGCGTACATCAGAAGTAGATTTTCTAACACCAACATATAATGGATCATTCCAACTATGAGCAACCAGTGTAGTTTCCTTTATTTCATAAATGATTCCATCAAGCACCAACCAGTTCTTCTTAGTTTGAAAAGTAGTAGTCTTATCCCCTTCATTAAGTTTCTTCAACTCTCCTTGGAAGCGTTCAAGCAAAAAGGCTGATGTGTTAGCACCAAGAGCCTGAAGAAGTGCAGACATCTGATTAGTTGGATTCTCCTGCAATGTTTTGAGATCATCGATGTAGAGAGGTTGTCCTCCCTCACTAAAGAGCATCTTATTCATATTCGTATATTTCTATGCGGAAAGAGCGTCCCGCAGGTTTATAATGATTCAATAGGTTTAATATAGTTGTCAAATTCTGCCCTCCATACTTGTCTTCTGCAGCATCTATTGATGTACATAGGAATGATGGTACATAGACAATGAAAGAAGGCTGCTTAGGGACATCATCATACGCTCTGACATACAGCGAAGGATTACCACTCACATAAACAGGGGTCAGACCTTCACTCTTGAAATGTAAAACAGTCTGTACTCTCTGATCAGCAGAGACGATGTAAATTTGATGCTCTGAAAGAAAGAAGGCATCATTTAGGGTCTTCTCTATATACTGAACACCTGCCGTTATGTTGAGACGATTCAACACATGAGAACGGTAGCTATAGAATCGGTTATACAAGTCCCTTATTCCACGCAGCATCGCTTTGAGTAGTGCTACAAGCACCTTGCTTCTCAATATAGGAGGTAACAGCTGAAAGCCAAGTTTGATGATATCTAACTTATACCACATAGTTCAATGTATTTCTTAGGTTCACAGTAACAAAACTTCCACCAACAGCGGTGTAATTATTACCGTTGATTTCTTTATATATAGTCCCATCCGTGCTGTACTTACAGATATGCAGTTCCACGTCCTGCACACCTTCCACATTCTGTATAGCATCAACCAATTTCGTTTTGTTGAAAGTGCCTCCATAGATAATCTTTCTGACATAGGCGTTCACAGCATCCTCTACAGCATAACTGCCGTCTGCTATTCTTACACCTGTTCTGTCAATCACCAATGGGTCGACGTGTATAGTTGCATTGATACTTATTCTATCTGCAGGCAACGAGCGAACAGAGAGCACAACACCTGCTATTTTAACACGATTCAAATACTGTTTGAATGCTGTTAAAACATCTTCTGAAAGAATGGCCGGCTGCCCTCCTGCTTCAGCAGAAGCAAGAATCTCTACGGAAGTTCCTCTATCGCGTACAGCAACATACTTGACGACTCGCTTCTTCTCAGATACCTGTTCATAGCCATATTGCTGTGTCGCCTCATTAAAGATTAAAGCATCACCATACTGGAACTCTTTTGCAATCTTATAGTACCAAGGTACACTTGCTACTACAGCACGACTGATTTTATCGTCTACATCCGCCTTGAACTGGTCGAACAGAACCTCCAGTACATGGCTACAGGCAGCCACGATGTAAAACAGAATATTCTCGATACTAACCACAGAGAAACTATCATCAAAGGTATCGTTCTCCGATAGTCCGTATCGTTCTCTTACTGTACCATCCGCCATAAAGGCATTTGTCATTGTTTGTTTTATCTCTGCTATACTACGAGCCATATTTTGTTTACTTTAATTGAACTGTGGCGAGAACTCACCACTGAATATCCTTAACTTGACATCCGTCATACCTCTCTCTGTCGCTGGAGATACATCATTAGCCTTGCAATACTGTTGTATTAATCGGTTGTAACTTACGTCAGGAAGTTGCAATCTGCTTCCTGCTGCTAACGTTTCAGCCATACCGATACCGTTCGCAGCAGCCAAAGCAGGCAATGCTTCCAGCGAGCCATACTCCTGTATGGCTATATCAGCCAAGGTCTGACCATCTTTTACTTGAACTTCCATCTTATTACGAAATAAAGAGCTAACATCACAAGGACACCGAATGCGACAAAGCCTGTTTCCATCGCACGTTTTTCAATCCAGCTCAAATTCTTTTCCTTGTAAATAATCTTTGGTTTCTCTTTATATTGTTTATGATCCTTATCGTGTATCGTTATTCGGATTGTGTCATGCACTGTTGTAAGACCTTCTACCTTAGCTCCTGGCAGACTTTCTAATATGTGTGTGAGGATACCGTTATGTATTCTTGCCGTTGAGCGATACAAGGCATTCTGCAAAACTGAAACTGAGTCTTTCGTTGCACGCTCCTGATGATACTCAGGTAATGCAAGTGACACTGACGTCAAACGTTCCGTAACCCTTATAGTATCGTGACTGACAATGTGCAGCGTGTCGGTGCTAACACTCTCTACAGGCACATAGACTTTATGCGAGCATGCAGAGAAAAGGAAAGCAGTAAGGATAACTGCTAATAATGCTTTAAATGTTTTCATATTGTTGTTGTTAGATGTTTGCGTACTCAGTCTTTGCATCGAAACAAGGGCAAGCCTTAATATATTCATTAGAGGTAATTCTACCATCGTGGTTCAAGTCTGGCGAGAAGTCACGATGTCCTTGAATTACAGCTATAGGATACTTCTTGTGCAGCATACTAAGCAGTGTGCGAAGACTTGCTTTCTGTGCATCTGTGCGGTTGTCTGCAGGCTTGCCCATTCTGTCTATTCCACCAATATATGCTACATTGATAGAAACGGAATTAAACCCCTTCACGCCATTGCTCACCTTGTCTTCATCAAGCAGCTGGGTGATTCTGCCATCTGGTGCTACGACATAGTGGTATCCAGGATTAACCCATCCTTTACGGAGGAATTCCTGTCGTAGGCTCTCAATAGTCTGTGACTGATGACTTGCAGTGCAGTGTACCGCAATATATTTAATCGCTCTCATTCTTCCTCCTTTCCGTTCTTGGAGTTGACAACTCGGTCGATGTAATTTCTCACATCTCCCCATTTACTCTGAATGTAGATACCCACACCGAAGATTGAGCCGGCATAGACCAAAGTCTGCGACACATACCACAGCACGCTGTCTTTAACATCGCCCCCATTAAAGAAGAAACTCAGAAAAGCCATAGCCACACCACTTGCAAGCAGAAATATGGCTGAGCCGTATTGTATCCATTCCTTCGTGTTTCTTTGCATATTGCTTAAGTTTAATATTGTGCATCTATTTCGATGCTTTTGGTTGTTATTTTTATATTAGTCACAGTTTGTCTGTCCATCTCCAGCTGCTCTCTGATGAGCGTTCTCCAATAAATAGGATCATTGTCAAGCAGCATATCACTGATACCACAGCCTGTCATCGGTCGTTCTTTCAACTCTCCCTTATGTAAGTGAAGAATCAAAGC